AGCAGTAGTTGAGTTAGTACCCCTTGTTGCACTGGTGATCTCATTACCAGAGATTGACGCATAAGTTATAATCTCATCACCAATTTTTATGAAATAGTTGTTTGATGCATCTCTAGAAAACTTACCACTCGTATCATCAAAGTTCGTTCCATCAGATAAAGTTATTGATGTTGCATCATTTGTGATTGCAGCTGCAAGTGTGGTGGTTGCACCAGATTTCACATTAGCAAGTATTACGTTGTTTTTTGTTGAGTGCATCTGATGATCTCTATGGTTTACTTGAATAACGTTGCTACCATCTTGAAAGATCAAAGGATTTTCCTGTAACAATCTTACTGGAGTAACGTCATTAACTAAAGGCAGTGCTCCTGTGAAAGCTGTAAATCTTGCTCTTTTCAAATTAAACTTTAAGTCTTCTAACAATGATGGTGCCCAAGTTCTATTATTATGACCCTTAAACAGAACACCAATATTTGGTTGCTCAGATACGGTTCGTTCTGAGAACAACTGATTGTTTGTAGCAGTTGCAGTCCCACCGACAGATGCAGATGTTAACGTTGACTGTAATTCAGTCTCACCCATTCTAGCAATCCATACTTTATAAGTTGGAACATTAGTTATGATACACATGCAATATTCAAATCCCTCTTGCAAGTAAATGGGTGAGGGAAACTTGAAGTTTGTGGCAGTTTGTGCGTCCTCAGATATGTTAACCGAGGATGGTTCCAGTGTTACTCTACCAAAAGGAAGAAGTTTAGCGCCTGGATAACCATTAACAACTGTCCTAATTTCTACCGTAACAGGAAGAGCTTCATCTTTTGATTGGAAGAAAATATCAACACTAGTAATAAATGTGCCACCACTTTCATTTACCATAAACGTTTGTGATAGTGGGTCTTCACCTACCTCAAAACTTCTACCCAAATCTTCGTCATCATCAATTTCTTGTCTACTCAAATTTCTAATATTCGTTCTCACTGATGTAGTAGTAGTTGATTCTGATACGTTTGTTCTAATAACTTCAGCATTTCTTGTTGCAATAATAGTTTCTTGTTCAGTTTCAAGAATACCATTTGCGTGATAAATTGTTTCTGCCGCTGTAATTGGGTCTGTAGAGGTTATATTGGTTGGACTTGAAGTAAGTCTAAAAGATACCTCACCAGTTCTAAAGGTTGGATTACCAGCAATCTTTGGATCAGGTAAGTTAAATACACCTCTGACTCTACCAGCAGGATTTGTTATGATTGCGTCTCCATTTACCAAAGATGCATCATTTGTAGAGAAGCCTAACTCTGGTTGCGTGAAGGCCTCTACAGTTTGTCTATCAAAGAAAGGATATACCTGTGTGTTTGGAAGCATACCCACCGCTTCAAAAGTAATAGTGTTAGCACGACAGAACGGTAATAATGCTCTGGAGATAACTCTTGTTCCTAAAGACTCCTCATCAACTCTTTCTATTACATCTGTTCGTATTCCAGTTCTTGATCTTGTTTCTCTAACTCGTTCTTGGGTTCTTCGGACAACATCTACACCGTCTCCAATTTGCATTCCAAAACCAAAATTACCTACACGAACTCCCATATCTCGACTTGAGATGACACCTGACCACTGTGTTTGCCATGCGTTCCATATTGTACCGATAGCATCTCTGTTTGCTGCTAAAATAGAATCAAAGTTACCCTCTACATTTATTATCAAATCAGGCGCAACCTCTACCTCAAACCAATTATCTCCAGATGGACTTAGACTTATTTTTCCTGCCCAGTTTGATAATAAAACTGGCGTAACTCTTTCAACTCTTGTTGCATATGTTTGTTCGATAAAAGTTTCTTCGTTATATGGTAGGGTTACTAAGTCACCAGTTTTTTGGTAACCAGCAGCAACTCTTGCTGTGTCTGTTGTAACTTTCTCAATAAGAGTTACATCTTTATTTTTTGACTTAGGCCTTAACTCATTTAATTGTTGATCAATTGAGCAATTGTAGTCTGGGTGTGCAACGTCACCAAGACGATGACCTTGGAAAGCGTCAACAACAAATCCAGATTTAAATCTGTTTAGTCCATTTGCGTCAATAATCTCAAAACTTTCTGCGTCTCTTTCTAAAAGAGATAAGTGAGTGTAATACTCTAAATTTTCAATGCGGTTTTGAAGTCTACCAATATCTCTCATGGTAAACCGTTGATTTTTTTCTCTGCGAATAATTATATCCGTTGGTTTAAACGTGAATGGTGGAATAAATATATCAGCTAATCTCATTGTGCCACTTACTCCCTCTGGCGGGCGGGCGATTTCTGATGGTTCTCCTTCAGTCAAAATAAATTTACCATTAGGATCAAGGTCTAGAATTGCTCTCTTAGGCAGATAATATTCAAAGTCTGCCTGCACTAAAGAAGCTGGTTTTAAGAAGTTACTTGGAGATGATCCAGTCCCATCGTATTGACGATGAAAGAAATCTAAAGAGTATCCTGTGACTTCATCAACAACAGAAACATCAGTGGATGTTCCTGCTGCATCTTCAACGGTTGGTCTAAAGTCAAAAACGTCATACAAAGCAAATTCACCTTTTATATTTACTTCAGTATCAACTTTAGAACCACTATAAGTTGGAATATCTTCGTATTCCATTTGATTTGCAGAGTCAACATAAGAGTCAACAGTGAAAACGTCTCCAATGCTATGCTCAAGATAATCATATACGATTAGAAGTCTTCCTGTCGGTGCAGGGGAAGAGGATTTTCTTATTATTCTAGAAACATCATAGAAGTTATCCCTCTGTCCACTGTCAAACAAAAAGTTCGTAGTGATATTCTTATCACCAACAGTCACACTGGATACTGTGGCAGTTGCACCAGAACTTTCAGCAGTGATTGTCTCATTTGCTGAAAATGTTCTGTTCCCAGTGGTGTAAACAACACTAAGTGGCGTAGAGGTATTAATAATTCTTGCAGAGGCTTTACTTGTTCCACCTGTTATTTTTTCACCTCTAGTGAACGTACCATTTACATTTGTGAGTGTTACGGTAGGTGTCGCAGCATCTGTGCTTGAGTCAATTCCCTCAAATACAGCCATCAATCTAAATGCGTCTGTTCTACCAAAAGATATAACTTTGTCACTAGGTCTTGTTCCAAAGGCATCAGTTGCACCAGAGGTGACCTTCAACTGTTTCATTAACTTGGTTGTTTTTGTTTTCTGTATGACTGAAGTTTTTAGAAGAGTTGCCATCAACTTAACTTTTGCATTAGTCCCAAAAACTGTATTGTTAGTGATTGTTAAACTTGAAGTTCCTCCACCAGAAAATCCTGTGGATGCACTAACAATGTCACCTTGTTTACCTGTCCCAGTTCCACCAATTAAAATTGATATGGTGTAATCACTTTCGGTATGAGAGAGAAAGGTTTCGTTAGCACCAGCAGTTATTGTAAACGCACCAGAGGAATTTGTTGTTGCTACAAACTGTTTACGAATTGTGAACTGTGTATCACTTGTGCCGTTGTTTGTTGCGGTCAACAAAGTTTTAATTGGACTTTTTGGAAGTTTGAATAAAGTTGTATTTTTATCTATTTGTTGTAATACTGCTCGTTTAACAAATGAGCCTGAACCACCTGTTGCGGCAGGGTTCAGAGCAACAGGTAACCCTTCCTGTTCTGTTATAATAACGTCATCTGAATCTGTGCCTTGTGCATCTGTTCCATCTATACTAATGAAAGAAGATGTGGTCTTTACACTAGACAAAGAAATATCAGCAGAGAAGTTTTGACCAGAGTCATCATCTGACATGAAGACTGATCGGACATTGTCAAAAGTATGAGTTACAACATTGGTAACTGTTAAATCAGCATTGCTTGAATTTTCAATTATTTGATCCGACTCAGCTGAGTCAGACAATATGAGATTTTCATTTTTAACAAAATTTCCAACAACGTTACTTAGAATTAATCTTGTACTAGAACTACCTGATGCAAAGAAGAACCCAGTTGCACCAGAGGTTGAACCTGTAATCCTTTGACCACCGTTTGTTGCGACAGATGTCAACGTGGGACTTGGTGTGCCACTAATATCAACATATGTAAATAGTTTAAGATCAAAAAGATACAACCTATAGGTAGCATCAGTTTCACCAGCAGTTCCAGAAGAGTGTTGAATTGATCTTGCTCGGGCAATACCTATCTTTGATCCGCTTGAACTACCTCTTGTTGCAGTAAAAGTGTCTCTAATTTCTACAGGTTTAAAAGCTGTGGACTCACCAGTAATGCGAGAAACATCTGGAGTTCCATATACATTTGTTATGTTAACAAAATTACCAACATCAAATGAAGATACTCCAGCATTGACAGTTTCAAAAGTTCTTGATTTATTTAAATCAAGTATGGTTGGTGCTATCTTTTCAATTTCAAATCCCTTGACAAATGCTTTACCAGTTGATACTTGAAGTGCCAGTAAATCTTTCGATGCAGTGTTACGATCATCTGTGGTAGAACCAGCAGTATAAACACCAGTAAAATCTATAGCACCAACACTAGTATCCACAGATTCTTTTGCTTGAAATGTAAAAGGTCTAACAGTATAGTTACCTGATTCGTCAAATGTTCTGCGAGCAACCATTTCTTCAATAATAGAATACTCTGTAACCCTTGCGTACTTTTCTGTTATATCATTTTTAACTCTTATCAACTCGTAAAAATTAGAGTCATCTGTATCGGTCAATGCTTTTGATACCAAGGTTAGTGTCATCTTTAATCTGTGAGCACCTTTTGCAGCAAAGTTAGAAGAACCTTGTGAGTTATCTAAAAGAGAAGAGTCTGTCTCTGGAGTTACTATGCTCTCTACAACTTGTAAACCAATTCTAGCATTTGTGGCTGAAGCTTCGTATTTGTTTACAACGACTTGTTGAAACAATACTTCTACAAAAGTCCCTCTAACAAAATATATTCCGTTTGACACTGTTGCTATCGTGGTATTTCCTGTAACCAAACCACCATCAGTTGTAGTTTCAGTTTCAGCAGTTTTAAGGCAAGTATCCCCGATAGCAAATGCGGTTGTTCCGTGTTGGGTTGCCACACTCGCAGTCAACTCTTCATCAACAACAAACTTTTCAAACCCTGCTGCATCAAGTGCCTGAGGTGAAGTATCTATTAATGATCTAACAAATTCTGCAGCACTCTTACCTTGAAGATTACCTTGAGTGTAAACACCAAATAGTGTTGGTGGGTCATCAGTGGTTGATGCAGCAACAGAGGTTACTGCAAACTTAACACCAGAAGTTTTTCCTGTAAGTATGACTGGAGTATCAGCATTGACAAACTGATCTAAAGAAACAGTTTCACCACTAATGGAAGGATTTAACTTAACATACTTTAAACCATCTTTACCAGTCTGAAGAGTGGACTGGCCAGGAATAATCATCGTACCCTCTTCAAAGATATGACCAAACCCAGACTCAAGTTGATTTTGTAATGCAGATTGTAGTTGTGTTAACTCTCTAGCTTGAATAGCAAACCCAGGCCGAAATAATGTCCGAACAAAATTATCTGACGAAGTAAAATCGTCATAATAAGGCGCAACATTTAAATTTGTTTTTTGAGGCATTTATTAAAACTCCACTATAACCTTTATGTCTTCTATCTGATCAGACGATCTACTAATAGGTTTCCTATTTTCTATGTATATGATGTCTCCACTATCTGCCGACAGTTCTGGGTTGGCATACCCATCTGAAAATGTTATTGTGTTTCCACCAGAAAGAGTTACCTCACTATCTGCCGAAGAGTCTGGTGTTCCTATTGCACCAGAGGTTGCACCTGTAACAGCGTTTGCTCCACTAAAGGCAACGTAACCACCATTCGTTCCGTTAGCTCCGTAATCACCAAACCTCTCTTGTTGATAATACAAGATTGAATTTGCACTGTCCCACTCAACAACTCTACCTATCGCACCAGTGCTTGACTGACTAATTTTTTCGTCTCCATCAAAAGTACCGGACTGTGATGTAAGTTTAAGTGCATAGGTTAGTCTAGCAGTGCCGTCAGTTGCAACAGAGGTTGTTCCAAAAGTAGTTGGGTCTTTTACGATACCCAACTTACGAAAATCGTTCTCAGTTGAAACATCATCGCCTTCAGCAGCATTGAGTGTTGTGTTTAGTAATATGAAGTGACCACCAAGTTCTTCTACTGCATTGAAACCATGTCCACCCTTTGGTCCTATGACAACCTCAACAGCACCACCAGAACCACCCATCGCAGATGCGGTGGAAAGACTTGTGTCTGAGAAAGTAAATCCTGACGAAAGATTGACCTGACCAAAAGTATATCCCGAACCAGCAGAATGAACTGTAGTATCCGTGCCAGCAGTTAATCCAAAAGATTGTATCGCATTAGAGGACACTGTAATTCTAACCACTGCACCAGATGAAGTCCCTTGAGACGCACCGTCACCATAAACTGCGGCATAGTATGTTCCATTCGTATAACCAGAACCAGCGGTTATGATTAAGGAATCAATCGCACCATCTGTGGCTGCAGCACTAACTGTTGAGTCTGTTGAAACAGGAGTAAAGTCTGAAGTTAAAAAGTTATTGATTTCACTACTGGTTAATGTATACATATATTGTAAAACGTATCCACCAGATGCAAAAGGAGCAGTGGACGTACTTGTTGGTTCTGTCCCACTAAATGCTGTGCCACCGTTATTATCCAAGACTTTGTATACTCTAAAATCGGAGGTCAGAAAATAAAATGTGGAGTCAAATAAATTAGAAGCACCAGAGGTTGCAGTATTTGAGGAACTATAATTTGGCTTATACATATCAAACGTTGTTCCGTTTGACCAGTTACGTCTTGGTATCATACGCTTAACACTGGTAGATGCAATCTTCTTTGCAGCAGTCATGCTGTCCCACGCATAAAATTCTTCAGTAGGACCATCCGTTGGTGTGGGTGGTGATGAATCAGAACCACCGCTAGTCCCAGAAGTGAAAGGCATCGACTTACCAATGAACAGATAGTAAGTGTTGTTAGATGACTCCGTGAACGACTCTTCAAACTGGTCGGCGTTATGAAGTCTAAATTTTTCTGTGATAATAGCTGCCATTTGTTTTTCCTATTCTATTTATGATGCTGAACCAGCGCCAATAACAGTTTTTAAAGTCGAACCAGAAGAATCAACAATAAGTAATGTTGAGGAACTTTTCATCATATTTCCAGTAACAGCATTTGATGCACCAGTAGTTAACATTGTCCCTGTTTCATTTGGTATGGTAATTGTTCTATCAGCTGTTGGGTCTACAACAGTAATTGTTGTTTCATGAGCATCAGGTGTTGCACCTTCAAATACAATAGATGCCCCTGTAGAAGTAATTGTCCCACAAGTTAAATTACCAGATGTAAATGTTCCTGTTGTAGTGAGGTTTTCATTACCAAATGAAATTGCGCCTGAACTGTCTGTGATCGAACCAGCTGCAACAGCGCAAGTGCCGCCATTTAATGTAGTGCCATTAACCGTGGTAGTAGCAAGAGTCGTGATAGTAGCAGAAGTTTGTGTCCCTGCAACAACTCCAGTGATTGTCGGTGCAGTTAATGTAACAACAGTTGCCGTTGCACTTATGCCACTAGATAGGGCACTTGCATCTCCAAGCTTTGTATATATCTCAGAGAAGTTATCATTAATCTTTGCACCCGCCGCTCGCAGTGTATCACCACTACCATCGTTGGCGGTTGTTCCTACTCCTAATGATTGAACTGCCATATTTTATTCCTCTTTTATCTTATTTATAACGTTACGTTGCATCAAAAGTTGTTACTGTGGAGTCAAAAGTCCCTACTATAGAATCAAATGTAGAAGCTGTGGCTGAACCTGTCAGTGAAACTTCACTAGTTTCTAAGAATTTACCACCTGATTCTGCTGAAAGGTTAAGACTTAAATTCAAAGTAGTGGTATCTATATGTTCAAGTGTACCACTCTCAAGAATAATCTCATCACCAGCGTTTGTAGAAGAACCATCAGTTCCACTCAGTAAGAAGAACCCTCCCTCGTTGCCTGGCACAAACTCTCCGTTAGTACGCATCAACTGTATTCTGTCACCTAAGTCATAACCACCAGAGCTATCCATAATCACATTATCACCAGCATCAGTCCCAACACTTGCTGTTCTGTCTAGTATCAACGCACTACCCTCATCACTTCGTGCAGGGTCAGTTCCGTCCAGTAGTATATTATCTCCAATACCACGCACGGCAGAAGTTCCATCGTATACTATGTTTCCTGTTCCATCTTCAAGACCTATAAAAAGGTCAGTGTTAAAATCATCTTGCAATGCAAGTCTGTCTGTTATACTTTTACTTCCTATCCTTGCTTGTCTGGTAAACTGGGGAACATTTTTGTTACCAAAGTTTTCTTCTGGAATACTACCTTCATCGGTAGCATCTTCAAACTCTATCTTAGTTCCCTCTGTGATAAGTTTGTTACCCCTACGCAAACCATTTTCAATCACTAAGTTGATACTGTTATCACCTACTTGTATTCCCTCACCAAGTAAAAATCCTGTGGAGTCCGTTTCTGTTTCTAAACGTATATGAGTAAATTCACTCGTACCAGTAGAGGAAGCTTGCAAGTTGTCCTCTAAGGAAAATGGTTGACCATTACTCTCTTGTAAAAGTGTGTGTCCATTTTCGAGAAGAAGAACGTCAGTAAGTCTACCGCCCTCTAAGATAAAGTGCATGTAATCCTCTAACACTAACTCATCAGATGCAGCACTCTGTTCAAAGACAATACCACCCTCTGACACATCACTAAAGTTTCTAAAGTCTACACCGTCAAGAAGTAACTTGGAGCCTGCACCGGCACCACCAATTCCACCGTCTAACAAAAGACTGTCGCCTGCATTAGATGCAGAACTATCTGTGCCATCAAGTGCTATGTTATCTCCTTCAGAATCTAAACCAACATTTTCAATATACCCTACAGTAATGGTATCAACAAAATCAGAAATAGTTTGGTCACTAAGATCAGAAATCTTAATCCCAGAATCAGTATTTAAATCTTGAGAGTCTTCATATATTATTCTACTTCCAGCATCTTTGAGAACTGAACCATCTATTACTTCTGTAGCATCAAAAACAAGAACATCATTTTGAATTATGGGTAGTCCATCTGACGTTCCATCCTCTAACTGGATTGCTGCTGGGTCTATGAATATTGAACCGGCAGGAATACCAGAAACTAAAGGCGCACCATAAGAAGTTTTCACACTCTTCATTTCTGGTCTTACTAATAAAGTTGTTACATGACTTACGGACCTATTTTGATTTGCATTTTCACCTAACGCTGTTTCCAGTAATACTAAACCACCAACACCAACATCTAAAAGAATTGATCCATCACTATGTTGTGGTGAATCTTCAACTGCAATCTCAAGACCACTCTCAAACAACAACGCATCACCGTCAGTTTCTTCTAACAATTTGTCTCCGATAGCAGTGCCGTTTTCTTGTAGAAGAGAATCAAATAAACTACTACCACCGTCAGGAGAGAGAACACCTTCTCTAACTTCTCCGTGATGCATACGCAACTTCTCATCAAAAATAATATCAAATAGTGATGCAAACTCTGGACTGAAGGTGGTTCCACCAGTATAATCAACAGTGCTTGCCCCAGTGGTTCCCACCTTCATAGAGAGCTGTGATTTTAAAGACAATTTTCCAAATGGTATAAATCCGGCTGGGTGAACAGATGCTTTTAGTTCGTTAATATAGTCAGAGAGGATTGATCCAACAGTAACTTCGTAAGAGAATTGTTGATAGAAAAGTGAGTCCTGTATTCTGATAATGTCTTCACTTATCAAACTGTCGGAGTTAAGATAATTACCTGATAATTTTGTAGTTGTTCCTGTGCTAATGGTTACACTAGCAGTTCCTTGATTAAGAATTGTAGCAGATGCACCAGAGGAGTCTAGTATGTTATCACCGACAACATTAAATGCATCCTCCATCACAATCTCATCGTTTGCATTTGTAGAGGTGCTATCAGTCCCATTTAAAACTAACTGTTCACCTAAAGTTTCGTCCTCAGCAAGTAACTTATCACCGCTTGCAAAATCTAGGTCTGAAGGATTACCGTCCAACAAGATAGAGAACCCAGCCTGTTCACTTAATAATCTATCGCCTGCGTTTTCTCCAGAAGCAGAAGTTCCATCTAAAGATATGTAACCGTAACCATCAGATTGATCACCATCAAATATCACCGTGTCGTATACCACACGATCAGTAATGGTGCGAACTTGTTTAGACGGTAAATTTGTTGTCTCTGTTACAAGAGTTTCTAACCCCTCTCCAACCAATCTTGGATTTGAACTGTTTACATGTTTGATCGACTGACCAAAGTTTGATGCCGCAGAACGGTCAATGACAGGCTGCAATAATTTAGAACCAATGTCTAATTCGTTATCAACTCCACCACTGGTGTTCAATACAATTGCGTTACCTGTCTTTTCTTGTATGAGGTAACTTCCAGAATTAAAACGGGGATTGGCCGAGTCCTCTAATAGAATAGCATTGTGGTTCAGTCCAAACTCGATACTTGTGTGTGTTTCAAGTTGCACTTTATCTTCAAGACTGAAACCTGTCCCATCAAGAAGCAGTCTGGGTAAACGACCCAATCCAGTTGAACTTTCAGTTGCAGCTTCAAGAGTGATAACATCTGATCCTAATTGAGCATCCTCAAGAAGAATATTCTCGCCAACATCTTCCATGCTCCTATCAAATAAAAGTTCTCCAGTTTGTTGTTCACCAAATACGTTTGTGCCAACAGTCTCATCTTCTAAGGTTACTGTAAATTCTAGTCTTTCACTTCTTGCTCTAGGAATTATTCTATGAGAGTCTAATAATATTCTACCATCAACATCCCCTCTCACAAAAAGATTATCTTCAAGTTCTATACCAATATCAACAGGAGAATCTAAGTCTTGTTCCAAACTGATTTGTTCGTAGTCTGTTACTTCAAGTGCGTCAGCCTCTAAATGACCAGTTTCGTTTTCTAATTTTACTTTTGTTTCATCCTCTACATGATTGTTAATTAGAATACCATCATCGAACTCATCAAGGACACTATATTTCTGATTGATTGGTCCGTGTTGACTCTCACCGACTCCAACAAATCCTATGTTTTCTTGTCTGAGTGCATCATTGAAAGTTCCAGTTTGTTCAAGAGTGAGTCTGTTTGTTGGTGATGAGTCTATGGTTAGTTGATGCGTTTCATTATTATAAGATACGACTTTACCTGTGTGAGTCTGAAAAGTGTTATCGATACCAAAAAGAGAAGAACCAACATCTTTTAGAATTAAGTTTGTATTTAACGTTGCATCTGGTGCGTCAGCACCATATTTAAATCCACCATCAATGATTTCAACTTCTTCTATTTTTCCTATNGTGGTTGTGTTTGCAATAACCTCTCCACCTGTNCCACTCAAAGATGTAACCGTTATGGTTGGTAACTTAGTATATCCTTCACCACCAGTTTGTAAAAAAATTCTGTTTATCTCAGTTGACTCAGCAGTGGTCACGGTCCCTGTCTCCAGAACTATACCGTCTGTCAAAGTTCCATAACTATCGCTTAATAATATTTTTTCTTCAAGAAGAAGTTTGAAGTTAGTTTCTAAAAGTATCTCATCTCCACCATCAACTGTCTTTTCTTTCGTAACAAACAAATCATATGTGTCAGAGTCATAAGTTGACTTAGCATGATTGTTATTGTCACTGGGCATAAAGAAAACGATGCCAGGAAACTGATCAAAAACGTGTGCGTGTGCAAGACCGTTTGTTGTGTTTGCTGCCTCTGCTCTTGCTCTTGTAAGATATAGGGGATAGTAGTAAGTCTGACTGTCACTATATTCTCTGTCCGTTCCAAATACAGCATACGGTTCAACGGCTGCAGCTGCAACTGAAGTTCCATCTAATAAAAAAGATTGTGTTCCAAATTGTTCTGTGGTGGCATCCTCAATAATGATGTGCTCGGATGTGGATGCCGTTGCATCCTCAGACAGTATTCTACCACCGACAACTGAAACAAATGCTTTTGCAGAGTTAGTTGTCCCTTCATTTGTATCATTAGTAAATTTAAGTGAGTCACCTACCACATAGTTTTCACCAGTTTCCTCTATGACAACTTCTGATATTGAACCAGATGAAATTTTATTAACCTTAACTTCTGCAAGACCATTCCCTTCATTAGTGTCAAGACTAACTTTATCACCTACGTTATATAAAAATCCACCATCGTCAACAGTCACACCTGTTACTATTCCTTGAATAGTAAATTGCATTATGATATTATTATCGTCTAAGGTGTTGCCTGTAAAAGTTTCTGATATGGAAAATCCACTACCCTTTATTGAGTCCTCTCTAAGAGTAAACTCAACAACTGTATCTGATCCTTGACTGAAAGAATTTACATTGATGATTTGTGCTGTTGTTCCAGAAGATGCTCCAGTTATGACTTGCCCAGTCATGTCTGATGGAACCGCATTATTGGAATCAGAGGTGCATCGGATGATTGTAGGTGTTGTCCACTTACCATCACTCACCCTCAACATATATTTTTCTGGATAGTCAATTTGTGCCTCTTGACCCAGAAGTATTCTGAAGAAAAGTTTGTGTCCCTCTGAAGTTCCTTTTGCCGCATACAAATCTTTGATTGATTTTATCAAGTCTCTTTTTGATACACCGTCTGCAAGCTTGATAGGTATGGAGTCTAGAAAAGAATCTCTGAATGCAGTGAGAAAGTGATCTACTGTATTGTCTGGATTTTGATACTCCAGAAGTTGTTGAATGTTCTGTACAGGGTTTGCTCTGTACTTAACAAGGGTGGTGGTCGCACTAGAGGTTCCTCCAGTAATCGTTTCACCCTCTATGAACTGTTGATTAGAAGAGATATAAAGTCTTGCGTTCACTCCTGCTCTTGGACCTTGTGCGTCCACAAGAACGGTGGCTGTCGCTTTACTCGTTGAACCAGTGATTGTTTCACCGACTTCAAACTTACCAGTTGTTCCACTACCACTTTCTAAAACAACTCTATCTGATTCGTTAAGACCAGAAAAATTTGTTCCATTTAAAACAAGAAAACTATCAGAGAAAGTTTCTAACAGTAATTCATCCACTGTCCCACTTATAGAAATCTCGGCAGACTCTAAAAACTGATAATACTGTTTTAGAAACTCAACAAAAATTGGATGATCCGATTGAATGAAGTCTGGCACTTGGCCATCTATCATCGGAGATATTTTTGTTAGTAAACTACCGTCAAAAGGTGCCATTGTTAGTAACTCGTTCCTGTTGTGTCAACTGTTGAACCAGTAGCAGAGAAGTTCACTGCCCCACTTTCATCTCCTACAGATATATTATCAATACCCGCTGTAACAGTAGAATTTGCAACATCAATTTCTAAAATTTGATTTCTCAGTGCAACAATATCATTTGCATTTGGAACGACAGTCAATCTAATTTTGGTTGCTGTTGACCCACCAACATCCGATATTGATGTGATCGTGAGGGTTCTTATACTCACCGCACCTGTGGTATAGTTGATTGTTCCGGCTATAATGTTTGTATATGATCTAGCTCCAGCACTCATAAAGTAAGTCCTCAAGTTTCCTTTTCCATCATCATCAAAGAACTGTTCGTTTGTATTACCACTTATTTTAAATCCTGTCGATGAGACAATTCCGCCGTCAGCACCATTGTGTCCATCATGAGGATGAAAAAATGCGTTATTAAAGTATAGGGTGTATGATTTAGCTTCATTCAAAATTGGAGTAAAGTACTTTACTATTCTTGGTGAAACTGTAATACTAGTTATTGACGAATCAACATCTCCTATCGTTCTCAGAAGTTGTGAGTGTCTAAACACCGCATCAAACTTTGTCAGTTCAGTGGTGTTGAAGTTAGTCAGTGCCGTTGTAACTTCTGTGACCAAAGTATCTTTTGTTTTAGTGGTTGCCAAAGAGTTGAACTTAAAATTAGTGGTCAAAAACAAATAAATAAAATCTGGATCAACCACAACAGGAGTTATTGACGCAACGGTGTACGGACTCAAGTTAGCAACCAAAGTTGCTTTTTCTGTAGTTGTGAGATTAGTTCCAAGATTATTTCTTACTGATATGAAAACTCTTCCATACTCTGGTGTACTAACAACACCTAGACTAGGATCAAAAGAACCATTCTCTCCACCAAACACTTGAATCGATGTTGCTTGTGGGTAAAACTTTTGAACATAAACTTTGTAATCATTTGTAGTTACACACCTTCCTTGTGATGCGTAGTCAAGAGGAGCAGATAGTTTTATAGACTGAATACTTTCTGACGGCGAACCACCAGATGCTGCAGCAACGGTTGTAGTGGTAACATTAACAACAGTATTGATTGCTCCAGAATTAGTAAACGCAATTGCACCATTACCTTCAGTAATATTAGTAACAACATATTTCAGTATGATTATATTACCATCATTGACTTTCTTACTGACAACCCCATCACCAAAATATACTTGAAAATTTCCATCCTCAACCTCTTGTAGAAAATACACTGCACTGGAGCCAGTAAGTTGTGTAATGTCAGTAGCCTTAGTGTAAGTGACTGTAGTAGAATCTGATTCAGAATTTTGAACTTGAACTGTGAGGGTGGTTGTATCTGCTTTGTTATTGTTCAACACAAATCTTTGATTAACATTTGTGCTGTCAACCGTGTACCTAGTTGTAATGTAAGTTCCTTCGTAAATTGGAATATCATTAAAAAATATACCGTTGCCCAATTGTGGAGATGTAAAAGCAGACGTAGTAACAAACTGATATGCTACGTTGTCGATGGTTGTAGTGAATACTTGCCCAGCATTCATTGTGGCACTTGGTAGAGTTATATCATTTAAAGTTACATTGACCTTTGCCATTGGAGCTATAACGGATCGTGTTTCATATCCCAAAGTTTTTGCATGAGATACTACACTGGATCGCAACGCTGCACTGTCGATGAACATTTCATTTGCAAGCATGTTTGCATGAAATCCAAGGTAATGAGTATTGTAAGCAAGCACATCAAGCAGTGCATTTATACCTGATCCTTCAAAATCATAATCAAGAAACTGGTCTTGATTTTTCATATAGGTCTTGAGATTATCCTTGATTACATCAAAGTCTAAACCTGATATCTCTAATTTTTGGTTGTTGGCCATTATCGTAATACCTCCAATAGCACATTAAGTTCTACAAGTTCTGCCGCTGCATTAACCACTACAAACTTTACAGACATATCATACGCATTACGATCTAAATCTGGTTCCACCTCAACACTAAAAACTTTAGCTCTTGGCTCGTATGATACAAGAACATCCTCGGCAGCTTGTGCAATTGCGATTGAAGTTGCAGGCGTCATGTTTTCAAACAACAACGACCTTACGCCACAACCAATTTCTGGATGGAATGGCTTCTCATAAAAATTTGTTAATATCAAATTTCGCACTGAACGTTTAACAGCAGTAATGTTGGTTAATACATTTACATCCCTGTCTCTTGATCGTTTCGTAAAAAACAAATCCAAGTCTTTGTACTGCCGCACCTGTAGCGGGGAACTATTTTGTCTTTCCGAATCTAAAAAAGCAGAAAAGTCTCTGAAACTTGATGTTTTCTCTATAATCGCCATTATTACTCCAAGGTAGTTTGTATTATTTATAAAGAATTATTAAAGTTCATACAGCACATCTGCTGGTATATACTCAATTGTTTCAGCATCTGCGATACGGACCTCTGATATAACTGCTTCAATATTTTCTTGCCAATAATTTAAAAAACGATGGACCCGTGGATATTCGGGAACAATGTCACTCGTTTGCCAAACAAACTCCTGT